ATTAATGATACAGTTAACACTTTAACTTTAACTAGTTCTGCAGCATTTCCAAACGCTGGTTTTATTGTAATAGAAAAAGTAGATCAAGATGCAACTAGTGCAACTTTTGGAAAATACATGAATGAAACAATTCAATATACAGGTAATAATACCGGTACAGGAGTTTTATCTGGACTAACAAGAGGCACAGCTTCTCCATTCAGAGGAATAACTCCACCTAATACTACAGCAACAACTCATGCAAACGGAGCAAAAGTTTTTGGATCATATCTAGCAACAGCGATTGCAACTACTGTAGAAGTTGGCCCTACATTACCAAACGGAACACAAGCAACGGAACAACAATTTAATTCTATAACAGTGCCTTTAGTATCTAATGCTGGAAGCACAGCAACAGGAGGCGGTTTTCAATGTACAATTGGACCCGTTAATGATAGAGCTTAATTATGTCAGGAATTAGTTATAACACATTAGTTACACAAATTAGAAACTACACAGAGGTAGATGCAAATGTATTTACAACAGATGTTTTAGAAAGTTTTATCTTAAACGCTCAACAAAGAATTATGATGGATCTTCCTATGGATTCAGACAGATTCGTGGACCAAGGTACAATGGCAACTGATGTAAATAATATTAGAGTTCCAGCAGGAACTTTATTTGTAAGAGGTGTAGAAGTATTTAACGCTACTAATACAACAGAAAAAGGTACATGGTTAGAAAGACGAGATCAAACTTTTTTAAGTGAGTATGTAGGAAGATTAACAGGTCCAGAAGGGTCAACTACATCAGGAGCAGATGTTACTGGAAAACCTAAATATTATGCAATGTTTGGTGGAGCAACAGGATTAGGTTCTACGGACTCAGGATCTATCTATTTAGCACCCACTCCAGACGCTAATTACAATTTTAGAATATATTATAATAAAATGCCTGATACGTTAGAGTCCACTAATCAGACAAATTATGTTAGTTTGTATTTTCCTCAAGGTCTGTTATACGCATGTTTAGTAGAGGCATATGGATTTTTAAAAGGTCCAACTGATATGTTGACATTGTACGAGCAAAAGTATAAAACTGAACTACAAAAGTTTGCAGCAATGCAAATTGGAAGAAGAAGAAGAGACGATTACACGGATGGAACAATAAGAATACCAATCGAGTCACCGCCTCAATAATTAGGAGAAAAATATTATGGCAATAACATCGGCAGTATGTAACAGTTTCAAAACAGAAGTTCTAGAAGCTAAACACAATTTCTTAGCATCTGGAGGAAACACTTTTAACATAGCTTTATACACAAGCTCTGCAACTTTAAATAAATCAACAACAGCGTATAGTTCATCAAACGAAATATCTAACACATCTGGTTCAGCTTATTCTGCAAAAGGAAAAGCATTAACAAGTGTCAACCCTGCTTTATCAACTGATACTGCATGTTGTGACTTTGCAGATATTTCTTGGACATCAGCTTCTTTTACAGCTAATGGTTGTTTAATTTTTAACGACTCAGCATCTGGTGACCCTGCAGTTTGTGCAATCGCATTTGGTGGAGACAAAACTGTAACAAGTGGAACTTTTACAATTCAATTTCCAGTAGCTGACGCTGATAACGCGATACTTCGTATAGCATAAGGAGTAAATCCTTATGTCGGTTACCCGAACATTCACAGTAACAGTAGTAAGCACTGGTTCCGGCAATAAATATTTTATTGATGGTGTACAAACACCTACATTAAATTTAGCTGAAACAGGTACTTATAACTTTGATCAATCAGACAATTCAAACGGTAGTCACCCTTTAAGATTTGCAACTGCGGCCGACGCTGCAGGTGGAACAGAATATACAACTGGTGTAAATGCTTACGGCACACCTGGAGATCCTGGAGCTTATACACAAATTGTTGTAGCTGCTAGTGCACCAACTCTTTATTATTATTGTACAAACCATGGAGGAATGGGTGGACAAGCAAATACCGTAGACCCTACTACATATGGAGTTTTTCCTTGGAACGTAAATCAATATGGAGATCAAAATGCTGTTGATGTTAGTGTAACTGGAGTAAGTGCTACTTCTAGCACTGGATCAGTAGATACATTTGCAAGTGCAGGATGGGGTGGAAGAAGTTGGGGTAATAATGAATGGGGTGAGTTATCAGATAATACAGTTATATTAACTGGAGTAAGTGCAACTTCATCTGTTGGAACTCCTATTGCAGGAGCTTTACAAGGTTGGGGTAGAGCTGAATGGAGTGAAGAACCATGGGGTGAAAGTAATAACCCTGTTATTACATTAACGGGATTAAGTTCTACTTCATCTACTGGATCTACAACAATTCTTACAGAAATAAATACAGGTTGGGGTTCAGATACTTGGGGTACGGAAACTTGGGGTCAATCAGGAATTGTAGTTGAGTTAACTGGATTGGGAATGCAATCTAATAGTGGAACAGATGCAGCTTGGGGTGATTTAACTTGGGGCTCTTCAACGACTGGTTGGGGTGGTGAATATTTCTTAGTTCCTGCTGACGTAATGGGATTAACAGGATTAAGTTCAACATCAGCTGTTGGATCATTAACAAATATAATTGATGCTACATTTACTTTAACTGGATTAGAATCAACATCAACGATTGGCTCTGTTAATATAGACTTTAGTATAAATGTAGCTTTAACAGGAATAGGATTAACTTCTTCTGTTGGAGCAATTACACCTGCAGACGCAATAGGACTAACCGGTCTATCTTTAACTTCTGCAAATGGTTTACTTGCTATTACATCTAATCCAACAGTAATTCCAACAGGGTTTGGATTAACTTCTTCAACAGGTGCTCTTGACCCTTCTGATCAAGTTATGGGATTAACAGGATTAAGTGCAACATCAGCAACTGGAACATTAAATCCAGCAGATGTTATGGGCTTGACAGGGGTTTCAGCAACTGCTAGTTTAGGTAATGTAGCACCTTTAGGTTACGAACGAATAACAGGTACACAAGATGCTGGTTATACGCGCGTTGTTGCAGGAGAATAATTTAATATATTATTGACAATAACTTTAAAATAAAATAAAAAAAGATACTAATTAGGAGAACAAAATTATGGCATCAACTTATACAGATCTTGGTATAGAACTAATGGCAACTGGCGAAAATGCCGGCACATGGGGAACAAAAACTAATAACAATTTATCTTTATTTGAACAGCTAACTGGCGGATTTAATGCACAATCAATTGCTGGTGGAGCACAAACTACAGCTTTAACAATCGTAGATGGAAATACTACTGGAACAGCTCAACATTCAATGATCGAGCTTACAGGTTCAATTACTGGAAACCAAATTGTAACAATTCCTTTAGATGTAGAAAAAATGTTTTACATCAGAAATTCAACATCAGGTGCTTACACAGTACAATTTAAATATGTATCTGGTTCAGGAGACACTCATACTTTTTCTGCTACAGATAAAGGAGATGCTTTTTTATTTGCAACTGCAAATGATGGAACTAATCCAGACATATACAAAATAGCAACTGGAGATGTAACTCTTACAGGCACACAAACTTTAACTAACAAAACACTAACTTCACCAAAAATTGGTACATCTATTTTAGATACTAACGGCAATGAACTAATGCTTTTAACAGCTACAGGTTCAGCAGTTAATGAAATTACACTAGCTAACGCTGCTTCAGGTAATGCACCTAGTATTACGGCTTCTGGAGAAACTAATGTAAGTCTTAACCTAGTTCCAAAAGGAACAGGTCAAGTTCAAATTAATGGAAATACAGCATCAACTGTAGGAAAAGCTATTGCAATGGCATTAGTTTTCGGATAAAAGATAAACAGGAGAAAATAAATTATGGCAAACCCAAATCTAGTAAACGTAACATCGATAACAGGTGAATCGGTACAAGCGGCTTTAACTACTACTCTAACTACAGAGATTTTAGCGGCTGCATCAGATACACTTGTTAAAGTAAACAGTATCATAGTCGCAAACATAGACGGATCTTCATCAGCAGACGCTTCAATTTTTATAACTAAATCAGGTGGATCACCAATAGCAATAGCAAGTACAGTAGCTGTACCTGCAGATTCAGCTTTAGTTGTAGTAGATAAAAACACAGCTTTATATCTTGAAGAAGGTGATAATCTTGAAGGTGGCGCAAGTGCTAATGGCGATCTAGTTGCTACTGTAAACTACGAGATCTTAAACGACGCGTAAGAGGTTTAGCAAATGGCTTATTTCGCTAACCTTAACTCTGAAAGCATAGTCACTCACGTTGAGATCGTTAACGACTCAAATATTACTCCTGGTGATGACGCAGCTAATGAAGCATGGTGTCTAGCAAACTTAACTTCTGTCAATGGTGGTGTTTCTTGGAAACAAACTTTTAAAAACGGAACTAGAGGTCTTTATGCAAATGGAGACAACATCATATATAGAACTTCTGATTGGGAAGGTCACGCAACAGCAAATAAATTTGTAAGTAACATTCCACAAGCTTGGGCTTCTATTATGAGATTAGACGATGATAACTTTTTCGTTCCTATTATTGCAGATCCTGAGGTAGACGATCAAGGAAGACCTTTACCATATGATCCAAATAATGTACCTGATGATGGTATAGCGTGGGGTTTTGACCCTGATAATAATAGATGGCAAGGTGCAGTATATGTTGACGAAATTACAACACAGAAGTATTATGATCCTAACACAAAAACTTGGAGTAATGTATAATGTCTACAATAAATTTTTTAACACCCGGATTTAACAAAGCAGGTCAAAATAATATTGACAACCAAGGTGGAGTAATTGGACCAGAGAATGATCCAGTTATTAATGACTTAGTTACAATTTTTACATCCCCAGGAACTTTTAATAGAACTGCTACAGAAGGAACAGTTTTAGTTGTTGCTGGCGGAGGCGGAGCTGCAAATAGAGGTGGAGGAGCCGGAGCGGGCGGTGCAAGAATCGCAACTAGTCATCCTTTCCCTGCTTCAGGAGTTCCAGTAACAACTGGCTCAGGAGGTGCAGGAGATGGACCATACCCTTGGAGCAATGGCTCAGGTAATGGTTCTACTTTTGGAGCTTCATCACCAATTTCATGTACAGGTGGAGGAAGAGGTGGAAACAGACCTTACCCACCAGGTCAAAATAGTATTCCAAGAAAAAACGGTGATCCAGGAGGATCAGGCGGAGGAGCTGCTAGAGGATTTGGAGGAACACCAACTTCATCAGGTGGTAGCGGAATTTCAGGAGAAGGAAAAAATGGTGGACAAGGAACTCAAGACTGGGGCGGATACGCTGGAGGCGGAGGCGGTTATAACACTGCTGCATCTAACAGCGGAGGAGCTGCCGGTGATGGATTAGATATCACTCCATATTTTCCAGGAACAACTTCTATTGGTACACTAGTACCTGCTGACAGTGCATATTATGTAGCCGGCGGTGGTGCTGGTAATACAAACAGTGGACCTTCTGGTAAAGGAGGAGGAAACGCTGGTCAAAATGGAACTTCTGGTGGCGGAGGCGGAGCCTCTTATGGAAGTCCTGGTGGTAACGGAGGAGACGGTGTTGTTGCAATAAGCGAACCTGGAGCCGGACCTGCTAGATCTTCTGGTATGTGGACACTTAAAGCTCAATACACTGCAGCTATTAATAACAACTGGCCAAGCTAATTTTGACATTTTTTATGTAAAATAGTATAACTTTCGCAAAGAAAGTTATGAATTTAGAATACATTTACTGGTGGTTTGACGGAGTTTTACCGGAAAGATGGTGTGATTTTGTTTTACAATCAGGTTTAAAAAATAACAGATCTACAGCATTTATAGGCGATAAAGGTGATAAACACCATCACTCACAAGAAGAATTACAACAACTTAGAAGAATAAGAAATTCAGATATAACTTGGTTAGATCAACATTGGATATACAAAGAAATTCATCCTTTTATAGATACAGCTAATGAAAATGCAGGTTGGAATTTTCAATGGAATTGGACTGAAACAGCTCAGTTTACGGAATATAAACCAGGTCAATTTTATGGATGGCATCAAGACTCTTTAAGTCAATCTTATAAAAATAAAGAAAAAGAATATAATGGCAAGATGAGAAAACTTTCTTGTAGTATTTTATTAAATAATTCAAATGAATACGAAGGCGGTGAACTTCAGTTTAAATTGTTAGATGGTAATAAAGCTGATTCAAAAATTATTACAGTAAAAGAATCTTGTAAAAAAGGATCTATTATTGTTTTTCCTTCTTTCAATTGGCATCAAGTTACTCCTGTTACACAAGGCACACGCTACTCATTAGTAATGTGGAATTTAGGAGAACCATGGAAATAATAGATAATTTTTATAACAAAGAACAATTAGAAAATATAAATAATACTATAGAAAGTTCTACGTTTAATAAAACACATCAACCAGTAGAAGCAATAGATAAAAGAGAAAATGCTTATCCTTGTTATGAAACAGAAATATTAAAACCTAATAATTATATATTTCAAAATTTTGTTAGTTGTTTTAATAAACATAAAAACGTGAGTGTTAAAACATTAAAAACATACATTAGAAAAACTTATTTAAATGAGTTAAAAGAATGTAAAGTATATAAACAAGGTTTAAAATCTCATAGAGACAGAAATTGTGATGCTGCAGGCATTGTATATTTAAATACAAATAGTATAGATGATGGCACTGTAATATATGAAGGAGAGAACCCTTCTGTTATTATTGGTTCAAAAATAAATAGATGTATTGCTTATAAAAGCAATGTTTGGCATTCGCCAAATTTAAAACAAACTTCAGAAGTAAGAATAATACAACCATTCTTTTTATATTATGATTAAAATAGTAGACAATTTTTTAGATTTTCCAGAAGAATATTATAGACTTTGTAAAGAATTAAAATTTTATAATAAAGAAGATTTTGCAAAAGTAACTAATTATGAAAATGATTTTCCAGGACTAAGAACTAATTATTTAGATATAGATTATCCTTTTTTATATTACTCTGTATTGGGTTACATTAAAAACAAATTTGAACTTAACTTAGATCCTTATCAAAGAATTGCTGCACATGGACAAATGAGATTTGATGATAGCAAGGATTGGGTACATTCAGATCTAGGAGATACAGTTATAATATATCTATCACCCACTAATGATAAATCTGGAACTGGAATTTATGATGTGGTAGGAAACGATGGTAAAGAATGGATATATAAACAAACAGCTATGGTAAATTTTGTACAAAACCGAGGATTGTTTTTTACACATGGCACTAATCACCAAGCTATAAACAACCACGGTACAAACAAAGAAGATGGTAGATTAACTTTAACTTATTTTTTTCAAAGAAAACCATTTTATTATTAAGGAGATTATGAAACAAATAATTAATACTAGAGACAAAAAAATATATTACTTAGCAGGTTTGCCAAGAACAGGAAATACTTTGCTAGGATCAATATTAAATCAAAACCCTAAAATAAAAGTAAGTCCAAATAGTATATTAGTAGAACTAATATGGAGATTACATAGTATTAAAGAAAACAAATTGTTTCTAAATGTGCCAGATCACCAAACTGTTGACAATGTTATTAAAAGAACATTTAAACATTACTATGACAGTACAGACGCAGACATTATATTTGATAGAGGTCCTTGGGGAATACCAACAAACTTAGAACTATTAAAAAAATACTGTGATCCTAATCCTAAATTTTTAATATTAAATAGACCTCTTGTAGAAGTGTTAGCTTCTTTTTTAAAAGTTAAAAAATCTGGAACAGACAAAGATCTTACAGATACTTTAATGGACCCTAAAACAGGAAAACTTAAACAAGATATAGTTTCTTCTAGAAATATAGTTAAGTCAGACCTACCTTATTTAAAAATAGAATATAATAATTTAGTTAGTGATACTAAAAAAACAATTGAGGATATATATAAATTTTTTAATATACCTACTTTTGAACATAGATACACTAACTTAGAACAACTATCATACAATAATGTAAAGTATGATGACAGTGTTATGGAATGGAATTTGCATACAATTAGAACAGATGAAGTAAAAAAAGAAGAATTAAATTTAGAAGATTATTTTAGTAAAGATACTATAGATAAAATGAAAGGATATAATATCTATGATTAATTTTCAAAAAAACAAATACGACGTTTTAAAAAATGTTCTTGCACCAGATTACTGTAATTTGTTTGCTGAGTATTTTAGAAACAAAGCTCAAACATATGAGACTATGTTAAAACATACTTTTATTTCAGAATTTCATAATGAGTTTGGAACAAAATTTGATCGACAAGTGCCAGGAGCTTATTCTTGTTATGGTGATATAATGATGGAAATGCTTTTAGTTAACATGCATGCTCTTATGGAAAGAAACACTGGATTAAGATTACAACCAAATTATTCTTATGCAAGGATATATAAAAAAGAACATGTCTTAGAAAGACATAAAGATAGGTTGTCTTGTGAAGTATCCACTACTTTAAATTTAGGTGGTGATCAGTGGCCAATATATTTAGAGCCATCGGGAAGAGAAGGCCTGCAAGGACTTAGAGTTGATTTAAATCCAGGAGATATGCTTATATATAGAGGTATGGATTTAGAACACTGGAGAGAACCTTTTCAAGGTCATGAATGTGTTCAAGTTTTTCTACATTACAATGATGTTAATAATCCTAATGCAACTCCTTATGATGGTAGACCTCATTTAGGTTTACCTTCGTGGTTTAAAAAAAGAGATGATTAAAAAAATTAATAATTTTTTACCTGACATGTTTTATGGAAGACTAAAAGAAACTTTAAGCGAAGGGCCAAACTTTCCTTGGTTTTGGAATGATAAAACTGCCAGTGATGCAGGAGGCTATGCACTAGATAATAATTTTATGTTTAATCATGTTTTGTATGCAAACCCCGACGGGTTTAAATCACATTACTTTGAAACATTCTTTCCTTTTTTATATTTTTTAAGCAACCATACGGTCCTTAAAAAATTAATTAGAATGAAATTAAATTTATATACTAATCAAAATAAAAAAATTATGCATGCAAAACATACAGATTTTTCAGATCCTAATGGAAAACCTTATGACAAGTTTACAACTACAATATTTAATTTTACTACTTGTAATGGTGGCACTATTATTAATAACAAAAAATATGTATCAAAAGCTAACCAAGGTTTAATTTTTAATAATCAAATAGAGCACCAAGGTTTTACTCAAACAGATACTCCAATAAGAATAGTTTTAAATATAGTTACTTCTAATGATTGATGATTTTAAATTGTTTCCAGTATTGGTAAAAAGAGTTAACAATTTTTTATCTGTAGATGAATGCAATACAATTCAAAAAGAATTGTTAAATAGGGAAGGTCTTTTAAAAGACCACGAGTTATTGTCAGGTAAATCAAAATCAAGTCATTTAATAGATAATATATTAAATATAATATCTATTAATCTAAACGATAGAATTAAAGATATTACTTTGTCTTATAAAAAAGATGTTGGTTTTAAAATGGATAATGTAATATCTCATTCATGGTTTAATATACAAAAGAAAGAAACAGTGTTAAAAGAACATACTCATCCTAACTCTGTTCTTTCAGGAGCTTTATACATTAATGTTGATCAAGATAGTAATCAACTATACTTTCATAATCCTAATCAATTTATGAGTTATTGTGATATAGAAAAACCTAGCGAATGCTCGTATCAATGGTTTTATTTTAAACCAGAACTAGGGTCTTTAATTATATTTCCTAGTTGGTTGAAACACGGATCAAACCAAACAAAGAACAACACAGAGAATAGAACAGTAATAAGTTTTAATATAAAATGACAGATACAATATTAACATATTTTCCACAGGCTTTTTACGTAGCTAAAAATTTGTTAGAGCCAGATTATTTAAAAGAGCTTCAAAACAAAACTTATTCTATAAAAAATAATAATCCTAGTGGTGGCAATAATTGGGTATTAAGACCATACAATACTTTAGATACATATGACTTAAACAAAGACCCAGTTTTTAGTACTCTTTTAGATAAGATAGAAGAAAAAACTTTTGCATTTAATAAAGAACATAATTCTGATTACCATTACAAAATTAAAGAATCTTGGTTAAATGTATATGATAAAAATGACGAACAAGAATATCATTGTCATGCGGGACATACTTACAGCGCTGTTTTTTTTCTTAAATCAAGTAAGGACTGTGCAAAAATTATTTTTGAAAACCCAACAGAGCCTGATATGATGCCTTTAAAAAATTTAAAAGAACTAAATGGTTTAAGTTTTAAACGATGTCATTTTAACCCTATAGAAAATAGCCTGTTAATTTTTCGATCTTATATGAGACATATGGTAGAAAAACAGCAAACAGATTATGAGAGAATTAGCGTGGCGGTCAACCTATAAATATGATATATGAAGACTTATTATGTTACAGAAACTAGGATTTTTACCAGGATTTAATAAACAAGTTACCTCTACCGGAGCTGAATCACAGTGGACGGAAGGAGAAAATGTACGTTTTAGATATGGTACACCTGAAAAAATAGGTGGTTGGAATCAATTAGGTGACACAAAATTGACTGGTGCAGCCAGAGGATTGCACCATATGGTAAACAGAACAGGTATTAAATACTCTTTAATTGGAACTAACAGAATTTTATATGTATATACCGGAGGTGTATACTACGATATACATCCTTTAAAAAATCCATTAGGCACAGCTATTACAAATTGTTTTAGTACAACTAATGGACAACCAGATGTTACTATTACTTTTCCTTCAGCTCATGGTTTTTTAGAAGGAGACATTATTTTATTTGGAGACACTAGTACTTTTACTTCAATTACTGGATCTAATTTTAGCGCTGCAGATTTTTGTGATAAAAAATTTATGGTGACATCAGTACCCACTGGAAGCACAATAACTATTACAATGCCTAGTAATGAAGGAGGAGCAGGAGCAACTACTTCTGGAGGAATAACTTATTTTCAATACTACCATGTAGGACCACCAGACCAAGTAGGAGTTTTTGGTTATGGTATTTCTCAATGGGGTGGAACTGTATCAAGTCCTCAGACTACAACATTAAATGGAGCATTAAATGCTGACTCTGCTGGAACAGGTGGAACTGGAACTACAATTAATGTAGCAAGCACGGCTAACTTTCCATCTACAGGAACAAATTTTATACAAGTAGACAATGAAGAAATATCTTACACAGGACTTACAGCTACAAGTTTTACTGGGATAACTAGAAATGTTAGGGGAACTGCAAATGCTTCACACAGTAATGGAGCTACTGTTACAGATTTTAGTAGTTACGCAGCCTGGGGCCAAGCATCAAAGTCTACAGATAAAGTTGCAGAACCTGGAATGTGGTCTATAGATAATTTAGGAAGTACAGCAATTGCATTAATATTTAATGGTGAATGTTTTGAATGGAATGCAGATTTAACAAACGCTGTAACTACAAGAGCAACTATTATACCTGGTGCGCCAACCGCATCTAGAGATATGTTAGTATCTACTCCCGATCGTCACTTAGTATTTTTTGGAACAGAAACAACTATTGGTGATAAAACAACACAAGATGATATGTTTATAAGATTTTCGTCTCAAGAAAATATAAATGAGTATACACCAACAGCTGAGAATAGTGCTGGTACACAAAGACTGGCTGCCGGATCACGGATCATTGGAGCTAAACTTGGTAGAAATGCAATTTATGTTTGGAGTGATACATCTTTATTTACTATGAGATTTGTTGGAACTCCTTTTACATTTGCTTACGAACAAGTTGGAACTAACTGTGGATTAATTGGTAAGAACGCAGCTGTTGAAGTTGATGGTGCTGCTTATTGGATGTCTGATAATGGTTTCTTTAGATACACAGGTAAACTAGAGTCTATGGATTGTTTAGTTGAAGACTATGTTTATAACGATCTTAACACAACATCTAATCAAATGGTTTATTGTGGGATTAATAACTTGTTTGGAGAGGTTACATGGTTTTACCCAACTTTCGATTCAAATGTTAATACAAGATCGGTTACATATAGTTATCTAGATTCAACAGCAAAACGTCCAATATGGTTTACTAATGCAAGTTCTTTATACACTAGAACTGCGTGGCAAGATTCTGCTGTATTTGGATTACCTCATGCAACACAATACGATGCAGGCACAAATACATCTTTTGATGTAACAGGAAACACAGAAGGAATTACATATTATTATGAACATGAAACAGGAGTTAATCAAATAAGAGGAGGAGTAACAACAGCTATTCCTTCTAACATTACATCTGGTGATTATGATATTACACAAAAAGTTGTAAGAGGGTCCGCAACTAATATGGCTGATCTTAGAGGTGATGGTGAAAGTATTATGAGAGTTAGTAGAATTATACCTGATTTTATTACTCAATCAGGAAATGCTGTCATACAATTAGATCTTAGAAATTACCCTAATGAAACAGCGAACAGTTCATCACTTGGACCATTTACTGTAGCACCTACGACAACAAAAGTAGATACAAGAGCTAGAGCTAGATCAATTGCTCTTACTATATCCAACACAGCAGTAGATAGTAGTTGGAAATTAGGTACATTTAGATTGGATATTCAAGCAGGAGGAAGAAGATAGTGGCAAAAATAGTACAATCATTAACCAGAGCAAGCTCAGAGTATGAAGAAGACGTAGCACAGTCTTTGGTTAGAGATTTAGATGCAGTGTTAGAGAAACTTAACACTACATTTCAAGAAGAATTAAAACAGGAGATAGAAGCTAGAAGTTTCTTTTTAGATTAATGGCAGTAGTAAACCAATATAAATTTGCAGGTATAGATAACAGTACAAGTGGTGCTGCTCTTACAC